CTGCGTTGGCAGGTAAGGCTAACACTAAGCATACTCATACGACTGCTCAGGTTACTGATCTTGATACTGCGTTGGCAGGTAAGGCTCCTAAGAGTCATACGCATACTATTGCTAACGTTACGGGTCTTCAGGCAGACCTTACGACTATCCGTGAGAGCATCACTAATGTGTCTTCTAAGGTTGACGGTATTGGTGACACTCTGTCTCCTACGTATGCCAAGAAGCAGGCTATCTTGGATGCCTGTGATAAGGCTCTAAATGGTGCTAATCCTGTCCACGCAGGAGATCCTACTCTTGATGAGATTAAGTTAGCCTTAACTATCATTCAGGCTCAGTTGGATCAGTTGGGAAACAGAAGGTATGTTAAGGAGACTGGTAAGAGTTCTGATGGTACCTCTTGGTATAGGGTGTGGAGTGATGGGTGGATCGAGCAGGGTGGTACTTATACATCTTCAGATAATAGAAAATATCCCGTCACACTTAGCAAAAAAATGACAACAACCAATTACCACTCAACCGTGACTGGTGGGTATAATACATCATCTAACAACGGTTTTGGGTACTGCTATGACAAAACAACCTCTGGCTTTAATGCTGTAGTTATTGAACCTAGGGGTACTTGGTATGTGTGTGGTTACTAAAGGATAAACAATGGAAGATCAAGAATTTATTAATCAATTAGCTGAGAAGCTAAGTAAACTTGGTACTGTAAGACCCTTAGGTTTCCACTATCTTCACCCCTACGGAACAGTGCCTGCTGACTCTATTATTTGTAATGGAGCTGCGTATTCTAGAGCTTTATATAAGGACTTCTTTGATTACATTACGACTCAAGGGTGGGTGAAGACTGAAGCAGAATGGCAAGAGATTGCTGAGAGAGATAATGGGTTCTGCCCGTTCTATAGTGATGGTGACGGGAGTACGAACTTTAGGACTCCTAAGTTTGCTCCTTATCAGCAGATTGCTATGGGCGTGGCTCAGACTACTACGTATCATCAAGCAGGGTTGCCGAATATTATGGGCACCTTTGGTGTCCGAGGTGTTGAACCAAAAGAAGGCGCCTTCAAAGGATCTGGAGGGTTTTTCTTGGATAAGGACTTCCCATTCACCGATGCTTACGCTGGGCATGGTGCCCTTTCAGCTTCAGGTGGTATTGGGTTTAGTGCTAGAGCGGCAAACGAAAGGTATGGCGCATCTGACACTGTTCAGCCAGAATCTCACGAATGGGTCATGTGCGTGGTAGCCTACGGCGTAGCTACTAATGTAGGCTCTGTGGACATTCAGAACGTGATGAGTGCTGTGAATGCTGTGCAGGCTCAAGTTGGTGAGATTCCGACGCCTAAAGCATATGTTACGGAAACGCACGTATCAGGTACGCAAGGCTATCGAGTTTGGAGTGATGGATTTATTGAACAGTGGGGAAAAGTCACCGTACCTGGAGAGGATTCCAATAAAACGCTTACATTCCAAAAGCCGTTTAAAAACGCTAACTACAACATTCAAGCTGCGGGGTGGAGAATCTCGGATAGACACGCTTGCGTGATGTCTAAAACTGCTACTTCTGTCACGATCAGAGCGTGGAACAACGATAGCGATTGGTACGCCTTTGGGTATTAGAAGGATGAACACGATGACTTATAAAATTGGGCAAATTTTCGAGGGTGAATATCCTCCTGAAGCCGCTGTATGGTGTAATACCAGAGGTGACTGTAGTATTCAACAGGTAGACGGTAGGTATCAAATTATTCAGAATCCTGAACCTGATGATTCGATGGTAGCTGAGGCAATCAGAGATAAGAGAGACAATCTCATTGATGAGACTGACTACTATCTCATGCCTGACTATCCATCAAATCCTCAGAATCTTGAAGAACTCAAAGTCTACAGACAGGCTCTTAGAGACCTCCCTAAACAGGAAGGTTTTCCTAGGGATGTTCGTTGGCCTGATGTGCCTAAGTTCCTCTGTAAGGACTCTGAATTGGAACCCTTGGGTCTCGCTAAGGTAGGGATCTAAGGTTATATCCAAGGTGTTCTTTGGGTAACTATGAACACCTTGGTTTCTTTATCTAAGTTACTTTATTTTATAAGGAATATATTATGGCAGAATTTGCTTCTAAGGGTGTTGCTGGTGCAGGTCTCGGTACTGGTATCGCAGGTCTTGCTCTCGGTGTCCTCAATAGCTCTAATAACGGCAACGGTCTCCTTGGTGGTCTCCTCGGTGGAGGCAATCAGAACGTAGTGTCTGCTCTTCAGGCGGAGAACAGCATGCTCAAGGCTGAAAACTATTCCGACAAGAATGCCAAGGAAGTCTACGCACAGTCTCTTGCAGACAACCGCAGACTCCGTGATGAAACCTTTGCTTACCTTAAGCCTCTTGCTGATGAATCTGCGAACAACAGAGTTGAACTCGCTAAACTTCAGGCAGAGCTTAAGTGTTGATGTGAAAAGCAGGAACTCCGTGAGCAGATTGTCCTAGGTAAGGTCAATGAGCTTGCTCTCACGACTCAGGCGAAGTTCGGTTGCCTTGATGGTACTATTGCGAACATCATGGGTACGCTTGGTAAGATCACGGACACGATTGTTCCTATGAGTGCTATCTGCCCGACTCCGATGGCTAAGTACAATGCGTGGGTTGCTCCTACGAATACTCCTGCTACGGGCGCATAATAATTTCCTATGAAAATCAGTTTGAGTAAAATCTCTCAGGTACTCCCTGAGTTTGTTGATACTCGACTGATGCCCAGTGCTCCCTCCACGATGAAGTGGCTTCTTGGAGGGAGTACGTTCTTGATTCTGCATCAGGCGGATACCCTCATCGGTAAGTATCTGCCTATGCTGAAGCAGGTAGGTATCGTCGATGAGAACAATAAGGTAGACATCGAAGTTGCTAAGGGATTCATTAACAGTGCATTCGATAAGAGTGGTACTGTGGAATACCTTGGTTTTAAATTCGATAAGTCTGATGGCGAAGCTCTAATTAATATTATGGAGAAATACAAAGATGATTGACGAAAAGTGGGAAGAAGAAGTAATTGCTATGTCTAAACATAAGATTCTTGAAGCTGTAGAAAAGCTCAATAAGGAATCTTATCACAGTGCAGAAGACATTAGAAAGTATAAGGATGCCTATAAGGCTCTTTATTATCTCCTCAGCATTGAAAAGGCTAACAAGTAATGACCTTTAGAAATGACCATATCTTTACTACTGGAACACAGAACCCTTGTGTGATGGGCTCTGATATTCCAGATATTGAAGGCTCGCCTACGGAGAACCTTGAAGACTCTTGGATTCCTAAGGAGTACACTGCCGCTACTGTGACTGGCACTGGGTTTACTGATGGACACGGTAAGATTACTTTTATTCCCGTACAGGTAGTAGCTGATAAAGCCATTTCTATTGATGCTATGGCTTCCTACGAGGTCACCTTTAGCGGCCCCGTAGGAGGCTTCGGTCAGACTGATCATGTGGTCTCCCTTAAGGGACTCTGTGGGGACGATCAGTATGTTTTCCTTAAGTCTGTTAATGTTATTTGCGGGGTAGATAATGAGGGAAATGGTGTTATGGCTTGTCTTGTTCCGGATGCTACGGGAAAGATTAAGAGTAATGCGCTGAAGTTTAGAACCATCAATATGGATGAGTCGTCTGCTACTAAGACAAGAACCTTTAAGGTGTACATTAATGTAACTGCCGAGATCTCCAATACTAATTTTGGTCTTGGCCAACTGTTCCCTAGCACTAAGTAATTATGAATATTCAAGTTTATTGGGATGGTAATGTAGGTGCCTGTGAGTATGAAGCTAGAAAGGGTTTCTATACGACAAAGCCTGTGATCCCTACGGTTACCTTCGACACCCTCGTGTACAGCGAGGATGACAATGTTGCAACTAAGCTGATGGGGAATACTCCGTCACAGCTTACTTCTCAGGAGATTGTTGCAGTTAAGCAGTTCGCTAATGCCAATTCTTCGGAAGTGCCCTCTGCTGACACTGTCAATGTCGACAAGCATAATAACGACCCTGAGGCCCACCATGACATCAGAGTAAGCCTTAGCACCCTCAATGAGTACGCTCATCAGGTTGCATCCGTGTGGTCTACTGAGGTCGATCTCGTAGACCTCAACAAGGCATCCTTTGATCTCCCTTGGGAGTACATTGTTCAGGACATTAACAACTGTTCTGATAGTGCCAACAGTTTTAATTGGGTGTCCCCTGCCAATGAGGCGTATGACGTTACCGTTAGAGTTGGTTTCTCTGGGATTCCTGAGGGTACCGATGCTACCCTTACGCTAAAAAAGAATGGCACTGAGGTTATTGCTACGCAAGCCTTTACCAACGTGGGTAATGTCATCACCCTTAATAAGGACGGTGTTGTTCTTGCAGAGCGAGACAAGATGTCTTGCACCATTACCTTTGGTAGCATCCCTGCCTCTGGTATTATTACTCCTGCTAGATCCTATCTCAGAGTAGATAATCATGGCTCTGTTATTGCTAAGAGGTCTGCAGATTTTATGCTTAACACTATTGCCAATATGGTCTTCTATGAAGGAATTGAGGCTAGACTACAGCTTGATGAAGCTAGTAAGCCCGCCATTGTAGTCGACACTTGGAAGAATAAGTAAGAGGATTAAATGGAACTGGAAGTAATTAAGAAAGATGGTACCCACGAAGGCTGGGATTGGGATAAGATTGAAGTAGCTATTCATAAGGCCGCCCAGAGGGCTAACGCTACGTACTCTGAGTATGACATTGGTAAGATTAGGGGCTATATCGAGAGCCTTGTCTACAGCAACTATGACGAGGTTCCTACTGAAAAGATTCACTCTATTGTCATTGAAGCTCTTTGTAAGTATGTGCCGAAGATCGGAGAATCTTATAAGGAGTTCAGAGACTACAAGAACACGTATGCTAAGGCTTTCGAAGCTGTTAAGAATGAGGCAGACACTGTCCTCCTTTTGGGAGACAAGGAAAACGCTAACTTCGATAGTTCCCTTGTGTCTACAAAAGGCTCCCTCATTAAGGGCTATCTTACTAAGCAACTGTATAAGCAATTCTACCTCACTAAGGAAGAGAAAGAGGCTACTAAGGTCGGTAAGTATTACATCCATGACCTTCGAGACATGATCTTTGGATCAATCAACTGTTGCCTCTTTGACATGGCTACTGTTCTTAAGGGTGGCTTTAGTATGTCCAATGTTACCTATACGGAGCCTACTAGTGTCCTTAGTGCCCTTCAGGTGATCGGTGACATCACCCTTGTAGCTACTGCACAGCAGTTTGGTGGATTCACTATCCCTCAGATTGACAAGACGCTCCTCCCGTATGCTAAGAAAACGTATGACCATGCGTTTAAGAAATACTTTGACCAGTGCAATATGGAGTTCGATGAAGCATGTGCAATGGCTATGCAAGATCTCAAGCGTGAGCTTGGGCAGGGCTTCCAGTCTCTTGAACTGAAGCTCAATACTGTTCCGTGTTCTAGAGGTGACTTTGCATTCACTACGCTTACGTTTGGTGAGTGGAGCAATGATCTCCCTGAGTATGACAAGGAGTTTCTTGAGGTGATTTGTGAGACCATCCTTGATACCCGCATGAAAGGCCATGGGGGTAAACAGGTTGTGTTCCCTAAGCTCGTGTATCTCTATGATTGGGAACAGCACGGTAGTGATGAGCACGCTAACGTGTTCGAGAAGGCTGTTGAATGTTCCAGTAAGTGTATGTACCCTGATTTTCTAGCTATTAACGCTCCTAAGGGCACTGTGTCTGAAACCTACAGGGCGTCTAATAAGCGATGTGTGATTCATCCTATGGGATGCAGGGCGTACCTCACTCCTTGGAAAGATCCTGAGACTAACGAGTATGTGTCTGTTGGGCGATGCAACATTGGTGCGGTGTCTCTCAACCTCCCGTTGATCTTTAAGGCATCTAAGGGTAACTTCTGGGAAGAGCTTATGGTGAACCTTGAACAGATTCGAGAATTCCTTAAACGTCGCTACGATATGATTAAGCATGCTAAGGCCAGTACGAATCCTATGGCATTCTGTCAGGGAGGTTTCTATAAGGGCTTCCTTAAGCCTGAAGATGAGGTAGGTGAGCTTACCAAGTATATGACAGCATCTTTTGGTATCTCTGCTTTGAATGAGTTTGCTATCCTCTTTACTGGTGGTAAGGATCTGCAGACTACTGAGGGACAGAAGGCGGCTAAGGATGTCGTTAAGTTCATCTATGATGCAGTGCAGAAGTTTAAGAAGGAAGACGGATATCTCTATGCACTCTATGGTACCCCTGCAGAGTCCCTTTGTGGTACTCAGATGACTCAGTACCATGAGTATTGTGCAAAGAATAACCTTAAGGATGAATTTGAAGGTAGAGCCTACTTCACCAATTCCTTCCATATCCACGTGTCTGCTGACATTACCCCTTTTGAAAAGCAGGATCTTGAGTTTGAGCTCTTCCATCTTATCGAGGGTGGACACATCCAGTATGTCCGCATTGACAACCCAGAGAATAAGCTGGCTCTCACGAGCACGATCCTTCGAGGTATGGCTCACGGGTTCTATCAGGGTGTGAACTTTGATGCGGCTTACTGTGAGGATTGTCACCAACATAGCTTTAATGTGGGTAATATGTGCCCCTATTGTGGCTCTAGTAACCTGTCTGTCATATCCCGTGTCTGTGGTTATTTGGGGTACTCTAACATCAACGGCAACTCCCGAATGAACGATGCCAAGATGGCTGAAATTAATGAACGAAAGAGTATGTAAAAGAGGATAAAGAATAAAATGAAGAATACTATGGAAGCTCAACCCAAAGAGCTTATCGGAAATCTCCAGAAGGAACTTTCGAACTGGTTTCTGAAGACGCACTGTAGAAATGACCAAGGGAAGGACTCCAAACTGTACAAGGATTGCACAATCCTGTATAGCAAGTGTATTGCTGAAGAGTTCAAGGAATTTCTTGAGGAGCGTAGTGGTACCCCTAACGAAATGAAGGAGTTGTGCGATCTTATCTGGGTGTGCGTGCAGTATGCTAATGCTTGGGGCTATGACCTTGAAGCAGGTATGAATGAACTGCTTAAAGAATACTCCAGTAAGTTCTATGACAGTGAAGGTAACTACAATCCTCAATTCAGGGAAGATGGTAAGCTCCTGAAGGGCACTGGGTTCAAGAAAGCTAACTTTGAGCAGTTCTTTGAGGAATGAGTACCCTTGATGAGGAGTCAGGTAACCTAGCAGAGAACATAGCACAGGTAGCTCCTTCATTGGCAGTATCCAGTGCTGTGATTCTCGGGTTACCTCTTAGCGATTGGGTGTACGTCATCACAATTATCTATACTTTTGTAGGTATCTGCACAATGATTAAAAAGCATTGGGTAGAACCTTGGTTAGAAAAGAAAAGAAAGGAAAAGAACAATGGACTATAAAGGACTTGAGAGCCTCCTAGGTAACATCCATGAGGAGATGCTTCAGAACATGCTTAATGACCTCAGGAACCCCGATAAGAGGTCTCCACAGCTCTATAATGCAATCATTAAGGAACTTGAACGTAATGGTATTGACTGTGTCCCTAAGGCTGGAGAGGGTGAAGAGAATGCACTTAGTAAGCTACTGAAGGCTACTAAGGAGAACTTTGAGGAGAGCTATGCTACAAGCATCAACTAAGATTTGCTCGAAATGTGGCAAAGAGCTTCCTGAATCAGAGTTCTACCCTCATAGAAAGGCTTGCAAAGCATGTGAGAGTCTGAGAAAGAAAGAGTGGCATAAGAAAAACTCTGAAAGACTCTCAGCGAAATACAAAGAAAAATATTATAAAAATAAAGAGGCAGTAGCCGAATATGGTAGACAATACAGAAAGGAGCGTAGAGAGAACCACTGGTTTGAGCACTTCTCCTGTAATAAGTCAAAGGACTGTAAAATGAGAGGCATCCCTTATGAGCTTGATGCTGAGTATCTCGCTAGTATTTGGGTTGACACCTGTCCAGTGTTTGGAATCTCTCTTATTGATGGTTCTAAGATTAAGGGTTGCTACAGACCAGATAACCTAGCAGAACTTGACAGGCTTGTCCCTAGTAAGGGGTATGTTAAAGGCAATGTTAGATGGATCTCTAGACGAGCAAACAGAATTAAGAGTGATGCTTCTATTGATGAGATAAAGAAAATCCTTAAGTATATGGAGGAACAAATTGAAAGACAGTGAGGCAAAGCTCCTACTCCCATATTTTGAGAACTTCCCTTTGTTTTGTAATCTTGTTTGGCGATCTATTGGGCTTCCTTCGTTGACTCCTATTCAAACGGATATTGCAAAACTTCTACAAGCTCCCCCTAATGACCGTATGATCCTCATGGGCTTCCGTGGTGTAGCTAAGTCGTTCATTACTTGTGCTTATGTGGTGTGGAGTCTCTGGAGGGATCCACAGACTAAGATCATGATTGTCTCAGCTAATAAGGAACGTGCGGACGCTAACGCCACTTTCGTTAAGAAGATTATCAATGAATTGCCCTTCCTTAACTTTATGAAGGCTAGAGATGGGCAACGAGATACTCAGAACCTTTTCGACATTGGGCCGGCCAAACCGGACCATTCACCTTCAGTTAAGTCTGTGGGTATTAAGGGCCAGCTAACAGGTTCCCGTGCAGACATCATCGTCGCCGATGACGTGGAAACTCCGGGTAACTCCTTCACTCAGGTTCTTAGAGATCAGTTGTTTGAACTCGTCAAAGAGTTCGACGCTGTCCTAAAGCCTGGTGAAGGTAAAAAGATCATCTATCTGGGCACTCCCCAGAATGAAATGAGCCTCTATAACGAGCTACAGGAGCGCGGATACACGGCTGTAATCTATCCCGCTAGGTACCCCTATGATGATTCTCATAGAGCCTCCTATGGCGATAGATTGGCCTCTATCATTGCTGACAAGTACGACAAGGATCCTAAGCACTGGGCAGGTAAACCTACAGACCCCCTTAGATTCTCTGAAGAAGATCTACAGAAGCGTGAACTATCTTATCGTAAGGCAGGCTTCGCTCTGCAGTTCATGCTTGATACGACACTCTCAGACGCCGATAAATACCCTCTACGGCTTCGTGACCTCATCGTAGGTATGTTCCCCTTAGACGAGGCCCCAATGAAGCTCACGTGGCTCCCTGAGCCTTCTAAGAGGGTTCCAGTTGATGAGTGCCCTCCGATGGGTCTTAAGGGAGATTCTTACTTCTACTATCATGCTTCATCCAATGAAGTAGTCCCGTATGCACATAAGATCCTATGTGTTGACCCTTCAGGTAGAGGTAAAGACGAAACAGGTTATGCTGTTCTCTACTACCTAAATGGGTATATCTACGTCATGGAAGTAGGAGGTCTATTGGGAGGCTACTCTGATGTAGTCCTCAATAAGCTAGCTAAGGTAGCTAAGAAGTACAAAGTCAATGAAGTGGTCATTGAAGGAAACTTCGGTGATGGCATGTATATCAAACTCTTTGAACCTGTACTAAAGAAAACCTATAGTAACTGTGGGGTTACTGAAGTCAAATCAACAGGACAAAAAGAACTGCGTATCATTGATACTCTTGAACCTGTAATCTCAAACCATAAAATGTGTGTCACTCCTGAGTGTATCAGGAATGACTACTCTACCGTACCTGAATCTGACTACAAATATGCTTGTTTCTATCAGCTCACTCGTATCACTGTTGATAGGGGTGCCCTTATTCATGATGACCGTCTGGATGCTCTGGCAATCGGAGTTAAATACCTTGTGGACTTCATGGGTGTAGATGCTGATGAAGGTATTAACGAACTAACTGAAGAATGGCTAGAGGAGTCTATGGAGTCCCTGTATGGATTCTATACGTCCAATATCGGAGGTGTGATGGTAACTGAAGATATACACAGCCCTAAAGGTACCTCTAAGGGTGTAGACAGATATAAGGATAAAGGCTACACGTTCAAGAGGTGATAACTGAAATATTCTTTATTAGTATTGAACACTTGTTCAGTAAATAATAAAGACAATGTAATAGAGAAAACAGGGTATTTCAGAATAAAATCCATACTCCTAGGGGGGGCTAGGAAAGACATATATAGATATACATATAGGTCTTTTCTAGCTCCCCTTTTTTGTTAGAAATGAAAGTATCAGAAGTAAAAGGTATCAGTGATGATGGAGTCTTAAGAAAATCCTTAGGGTACCTATAGACCCTTATGGGGATCTATAGCCCCTTATGGGAATCCATAGACCCTTATGGGGATCCTTAGGTGCCTATAGACCCTTATGGGAATGACCTCAATGAATAATACCAATAACACTAAAAATAAAGTATTCATCACCATCAAAATCATCATTATCATCATCCTCTTTATAATGTCCTTGATTAATGGGGATGTGTCTACTGTTGATGCTCTTCTACGTACTCTTGTGACTAGCTTATAATTACTTCCAGTTCCCCCTTGGGTTCCCTTATGGGTTCCTGAGGGGTTTTATTTAAAGTTATCCACAGGTTATCCACAGGTAACTAAGGGGGATCATAAAAATTGACAAAATTTGTGAACCCACACTTAACGAGTTCACGTGCGTGGGTGCCCCCGTGGGGGTGCCTGTGGGTGCCTTCAGGCTCCCGCTGTCTCCTTTGGGGTCTTTGATTATACCACAGATTCAAAAGGCTGTCAAGTGGGAGTTGTACCTATTGACATCCTCAGGGTACTTGTGGTATACTGGATAGTTTATCAGTGTTTTTTCAAGTTATCCACAGGTTATCCACAGGTTATCCACAGGGGTCTTTAGGGTTGATTTGGGTCAATATGGGGTTTGATCTGGATCAATTGTTTGCCTTTGGGTGACATTATCTGTACTTTGTACCCTTTGGTACTCCACAGGGCTCCACAGGGCCCCTCTATATAGAGAGAGAGTGGAGACAGCTAGGACACAGCTGGGGGATACCATGTTTACGGTATTTTTTCACTTGAGGGCTTGACAGGTGGTTTTGGGTGCTCTATAGTTCAGGGCATGGAGAACGACAAAACGTTGCTAGCTCACTAGCCGTTCACCACCACTACCACTTAAAGGAGTACACAATGATTGTTCGATCCTCTCACATCATCACCCTTCCCAGCGGCAATCTCGCCCGTGATTTCCGATGGGAGTCTCTCGGATACGGTCGAGTCCGTGTCCAGTACAACTACACGGATCGCAGGAGGGCTCACAAGACGGCCCGCAGGTTCACGGTTGAATTCCTGAACGGAAAGGTTGACAGCATCTGCGCACGTAGCGCCAATGGTGGTCGTGTTGAATACTTCAAGACCTCCACGATCCTCGCCGAGCTCCTTGAGATGCTCGCAGAGTTCAATGAGGTTGTGCATGGTGTTGCGGAGTCCTACCGATCCGAACCCGCTAAGGTCGAGGCCGAACAATACAGCGCCTCTGAGGATGACACCACTACCGATCTTAAGGACACCGTCGAGCTCTTGAGGGGTGTTGTGATGATTAACGTGATCATCACACTTGTAACCCTCGGAGTTGTGTGGTACAATCTCTAGTAAAGAAATCCTGAGGGATGGGGGCGTAAGCCCCTACCCCGAAGGAATCCGAAACTCACTCACAGCTAGCTTGCTAGCACAGGAGAATAGAAAATGAACTTCAATGAATTCCTTGCCCACGCAAAAAAGGTCAACGGGATGCCTCTCGACACCCTCGCCAAGGAGGTGGGGTCGCACATGGTGCTGTATCCTGAAACCTGCATGAAGGTCATCGAGAAGTCCTTAAAGCCTTTCGAAAGCCCTGAGGACATCCGCTGGGACTTCCTCAGTGCCTGCCTCAATGAGGGCTTTGCTCTGGACAAGGCCGTCGTCATCGCCACTTCCCCGTGGTGTATCAAACTCCTCGGGCACAACGATGAGGTCAAGAATGATTCGGGAAAGGGTTTCTGCCTTGCCCTCCTTAACGGTCTTGACGTTGAGGAAAAGTTCTACAATTACTTTGACTTTGAAGAATACTGGCACAATAACGGTGGCGACACGCTCACCACGAGTTACGGGGTGTACATGGTGGACACGAAAGAGCTTGCCCACTGGATCAAAGAGCTTGCCGCCTACTAAACCATAAGGGGCTAGGGGGTGCCCATGGTAGCCCTCTAGCCTCCACAACAAGGCTGGTAAACTATCAAGGAGTATTGAAGATGAATGCACAAGTACGCAAGCTGTTGGACGCATGCCCATCCTACATGGTGGCGGAGTGGAGCCTGCCAGCCCTCATCAATGGTGACTACACGGGTATCATTCCCTTGGATGCCCCTGAGAGCACCGGAGAGGCCGCCATGGTCGCCCAGTTTGATGAGGATGTAGTGCAAGGTCGATCCATCATCGTCGACGAAGAAGAAGACGGAACGATTAACCCTGTCTTCTGCAAAGACGAGATTACCGGAACCTTCACGGAATGCGTGAGGATCTGGCTTGCGTGATGAGCACTTGCATAAAAGTTCAAAGTGCCCTATAATAACCCCATGTTCAAACCAAAGGATCAAAGGAGTCCTACCATGATCAATATGATTCTTCTTCCAGAGTCCCAGAACACCAAGACAGGAAATATCATCCAGTCCTATTCGTCTCCGTCCTCCTGTCCTGTCTCCTGCCCCTTCAAGGAAAGCGGGTGCTATGCGAAGAATATCCATACCGCTAAGGTGTGGGAGAGGGCAGACGATGAGTCCGACAAGCGATTCATTGGCTGTCAGGATGACTTGGCGAATGTCCTCACTGGTGCCCTGTGGTTGGACAAGGGAGACAGAGACGAAGTGCTGTTCCGTCACAACATCGCGGGTGACATGGCTATAGTTGGTACGGATAAGTTTGACCTTGCAACGTACCTGAGCATGGTGTCTGCCATTATGACCGCCAATTACCGCCTTAAGGTCGCAGGCTCCTCTAAGCACATCAAGGCCTTCACGTATACCCATTGTGACTACGACTTCTATGACAGGGGTTCCGTGAGACTGATGCAGGACTACATGCTTGTCAACATTTCATGTGAGACTGTCGACGAAGCCATCACCGAAAAGGAATACGGTCTCAATGTAGTCCTCACGAGCATCTATCCTGAGGCGGACATTGCGGCCCTCAAGGCTAAAGGTATCCCCGCAGTTCAGTGCCCCGCACAGACCAAGGGAATCACCTGCAAGGAGTGTCGTCTTTGCTCCAGAGACAGGGAGGCTGTGGTACTCTTTGAAGTCCACGGCCAGAGCAAAGGAAAGACCCGTAGGGTAATCCAGATCAAGCGAGCCCAACACTAACCATCAGCAATGCCCCTAGGAGCCAAATTAAGGCACCTAGGAGCGTTCATAGGAGACATCATGTATACTCGCACCACCACCATCATTGAACGCTCTGACGTAGCCTCTATTCTCTTCTATCGTTGGAAAGATGGGGCATATGCAGTCACCTTTACGGACTGCGAGTCTATCTACACTTTCACCGGTAAGTATTCAGGTGGTGAGACTGTAGAGGGCAAGCTCTACAAGTTCAAGAAAGGGGGCTCTATGGAACTCATTGGAAATGCTTCAATGCACGGAAGTGTTATGAATGCAATCCTGTCAATGTGGAATAACCACATTAAGGAGATTGAGAATGCTTAATCTTAAAGAATACCTGATTGTATTCATTGGAATTGCGATCATTCTTGGAATCTTTCCCTTGTTTGTCTTTATTTGCAAACTTATGGGAATCTATTACTAAAGGAGACAAAATGGAAGAAATTAACAGTGGAAAGCCTGAAACCAGTACCCATTACATGGGAGCTGTCCAGCCTATTGAATTGATGCTCAATGTATTATCTCATGAGGAATTCATTGGATTCCTTAAGGGCAATATGATCAAATACGCGTTCAGAGCAGGACGCAAAGCAGGGGAATCCTCAGAGAAAGACAGAAACAAATACCTGACATACTCTGACTGGCTGTTTACTTTCGAGGAATTCGGTACCATCGAGGTCAACGGTGAGTACATCGAAAAAGGTAAAATCAATGATTAGAGGAGACAAGAGGATTTAATAAAATCCATACTCCTAGAGAGAGTAACAGGGGCTATAGACTCCTAAGGGAATCCAAAGGAAACCACAGGAGTCTATAGTTTAACTATGGGTAATATCCTACATCATCACCTATATAACCCTATATAAAAGAGTATAAAAGATCTATAGATATAACTAGTTTTCAGAGCAGATGCTGGTTTTATTTAAGATATAACATAAAGGTAACCCCTATGTCTTATGATAAATTGAATAGTTTTAGAATTGATGGTGAAAATGAATATGATGATCTTTGTCTTAAATACGGCAAAGCCCGTGTAGACAGGGAAATAGAATTAGAACTTGAAAGCAAGGAAAATGCCTTCAATGCTTTCATGTCTAAGCGTAATAAGGCAATTGAAAGCGGTGCTCTTGGCAATATGGGTGCCTCTAGAGTCCTTATCAGTGAAGCCATCCCTGTCATGACTAAGGCCCTTGACAAGTGGTTTAAGGATGTTGATACTGGCAAGCCCGGTAAGCGTCATGTGATGGCGTCCCTTATTCGGTCTCTGTCGTCCGAAGAAATCGCGTTCATTTCCATTAGAACCATCATTGAAAATTCCCTTGGAATCGTGTCTTTAACCAAATTGTCCTCTGCAATTGGTGAAGCTATTGAGGATGAACTTCGATTCAAGATGGTAGTTAGCACCATGGATAAGAAGGAGCTTAGCAGGTTCAATGCAGGGCTTGATAAGCGTATTTCCATGCAGTTCAAAAAGCGTTATGTTGAAAACAAAGAAAAAATCCTAGCAGACGAAAAGAGACTCAAGAGATGGAACAAGTGGGGTAATGCTAACAGGGTACAAGTAGGTCTTAAGTTGGTAGACATTTTCATTGTGTCTACTGGCTTAGGTGCCCTTGAGAAAACCATGAGTGACAACAAAAACGTACATTACATTTTCTGTCTTGACCCTGACGTGTTGACGTATTTGGAACACGAGGACACTGAGACTGCGAATCTTATGTTCCAAAATCGGCCCATGGTGATCCCTCCTAAGCCGTGGACTACCCCTTTTGATGGTGGTTACCTGATTAACCTTAAGAAGCCCATACAGCTTGTTAGAATGCCCTCTAAGGAGTGTGCACAGCTCTACGATGAGGTTGACATGCCTAACGTGTATAAGGCTGTCAATGCCATTCAGTCCACTGCGTGGAGGATTAACCGTAGAGTGCTCGACGTGGTCAATGAGGTTTGCTCTTGGGCTCACATTCCCGAGGGCCTTGAGATGCCCTCTGCGACCCCTGCGGAGCCTCCTGTGAGGCCTGCAGAGGCAGATACTAACGAGGAGGTACAACGTGATTGGCGAAGTGCTATGGTGCACTACTATCAAGACGACAACAAGCGTAAGAGCAAGCGTTACCTTGTCAATGGTGTCCTAGCACTGGCAAACACCTACAAGGACGACATTGAAATTTATTTCCCCCACAATCTTGATTTCCGTGGTCGTGTCTATCCCTTGACCCAGTTGAGCCCTCAAGGCAATGACTTTACTAAAGCCCTCATTGAGTTTGCCGAGGGGGTGCCTCTTGGTGAGAATGGACATACTTGGCTGGCCTTTCAGGGTGCTAACTGCTACGGCCTTGACAAGAAACCATTTGAAGAGCGTATTGCTTGGGTCTATGAGAACACCGACATGATTCTGTCTATTGCCAAGGATCCCTTGCAGGATCTCCGATGGACTGAGACGGATTCCCCGTGGGAATTCCTTGCGTTTTGCTTTGAGTGGGCGGACTATCTGGATAAGGGCGGCTCTTATGTGTCTCACCTCCCGATTGCCTTTGATGGCTCCTGCTCTGGCTTACAGCATTTTTCTGCGATGCTAAGGGATGAAGTCGGTGGGGAAGCCGTCAACCTCATGCCTGACGATCATGTTCATGACATCTATGGCATTGTCGCTACTAAGGTCACAGAGTTGCTTAAAAAGGACTATGACAATGGTACCGATGACACCATGGCTAAAACTGAAGACGGTGACGATTACCTGAAGAAGGGCACCCGTAGTATGGCCACGGAATGGCTCAAGCACGGAGTTACCCGTAAGGTGACTAAGCGTAGCACCATGACGCTTTGCTATGGCTCTAGTAAATTTGGCTTTGCCGAACAGGTTTTAGAAGACACTATTTACCCCGCTCTTTCAAAGAATCCCACGGCCTTCAGTCGTCCTAGTCAGTCCGCTAGGTACATGGCTGGATTGATCTGGGAAGCCCTGCAAGGTGTCGTAGTGAAAGCTGTAGAGGCTATGGGTTGGCTACAGATTGCAAGTGGTCTCCTCGCTCAGGACAAGGACATTAACGGCCAGAGCATGCCTACCTATTGGATTACCCCTGCAGGATTCCCTGTAAAACAGAAGTACAACAAGGTTGTGCTCAAGCAACTCAGGACTTTCACTACTGGAACCATTCGAGTCAAGGAGCCATTCAAGGAAGACAGTCAGATTGAGGAAGGTGCCTCTATCAATCCCGTGGTGTACGAGAGTACCCCTGAGATTGACACCCGAAAGCAGAAGCAGGGTATTGCACCTAACTACGTCCATAGCATGGATGCCTCCCATCTTATGCTTACGGTGTGCTCTTGTGTAGACAAGGGTGTCAAGTCCTTTGCGATGATTCATGACTCCTATGGGGCACCTGCGGGACATGGTGACATCATGTTCACGACCGTTAGGGAAGTGTTTGTAGATACCTACAGCAAGAATGATGTACTGCAGGATCTTCACGATCACATTGAAAACCTTTTGTCTCCTAAGATGGTCGACAAGCTCCCTGAGATTCCCTCTAAGGGAAACCTTGATCTTGAGCGAGTCAAGGAGTCCATGTACGCCTTTAGCTAGCAAGCTAGCCTTTAGCTAACCCCAACTAATAAAATCCATACTCCTAGGGAGAGTGCTCAAGCCTCCCTAGGTTAAACTAATAAAATCCATACTCCTAGGGAGAGTGTTCAAGCCTCCCTAGGTTAAACAAACAAGGAAGTAATTAATGTCTAGCAACAACAATCGTTTCACGACCCCTAAGGGTCTCGCACAGTATCCCTCTATTAAGACTCCTGACACGAAGTTCAATCCCGAGGGTGACTACAAAGTTAATCTTGTCATGGAAGATGACGAGAAGACTAACGCTCTCGTGTCTAAGCTCGAGGCAATCCTTGAGGACTTCTATGAGAATGACGACGATGTCCTGTATGCGATCTCGAAGGGTCGCAAGGTGGTGACTCAGGACATCTACGAAAAGGATGAAGAAGGCCGCATTGTGATGAAGTTCAAGCAGAAGGCGGTCATTACGAAGAAGGACGGTTCCAAGATTCCCGTCAAGATCCGACAGTTTGACTCTAAGGGGAAGCCCATTGACGTCAACATCGGTCGAGACAGTGTTATCAAGGTGTCCTTCACTGCCAACCCGTACTACATGCCTTCTACGCGTACCTGTGGGCTTTCCCTGCGACTTCTCGCAGTTCAGGTTATCTCTCTGAATGAGTTCGGTGATTCCTCTGCGTCCTCTTACGGCTTTGAAGAAGAAGAGGGTTATAACGGCGAGGAGCCTGAGGATTCCTCTAAGAGCTTTGAAGATATTGACGATGACGTTCCCGGAGATTTCTAAATGATTAAGTTTACGTTCGGCCATAAAATTCGTGAAGGGCTAGGCCTCCTCCTTACTGAGGAAGGCCTTGAAAAGGCTCTTGAGTCCGCAATTGAGACTTACAACTGGAACATTGAAAAGTATGGTAAGGCACCAATTGACTTTTATTGCTCCTTTGCTGGGTGCGATAAGAAGGACTTCAAGAACACCACCGCTTTCTATGACGCTAAATTCATCTACGGTGTGATGCCCTACTCGTTCACGTTCTATGTCAAGGATAAGGATCTTATCTTTGAAGACGAAGAAGGTGTCGAGTACGATAAGCCTTACAGCATTGAGGAATTCCTTAGCAAGGATCTTAGTAGTGTTGAGGGTGCCAGTGTCCTTGTCATGTTTGATCCTGTGGATGAATCTACAGAGTGCTTCTGCCGTCCCGACCTTATGATTGGACAAATCCTGCCCGATTGGAGCGATAGGGACAATAAATACTTCATTCGAGTTTTCGGCTCTTATGAGTATGACATTTATGAAGATGAGGTTCATGAAGGCTGTAGGATTATGCTTCCTTCTCGTAGCAACCTGCTTAAGGAGCGTGAAGAGGAATAAATGACTACCCGTAGTGCGGCCTATAGTAAAAAGAGGATGCACAACAAGGGAACTTACCGAAGTGGCCTTGAGGAGAAAGTCTCAGACTCCCTCAGGGCCTTCGGTATTGAGCCTCATTATGAGGAGAAGTATTTGGAGTATATTGTGCCAGAAAGTAAGCACAAATATACTCCTGACTTCGTTTTGCCTAATGGGATTCTCATAGAAACTAAAGGTGTATGGGATTCTGAAGATAGGAAGAAACATATTTTAATTAAGGCTCAACACCCCGAGTTGGACATTCGCTTTGTCTTTAGCAGATCCAAAACCCCTATTTACAAAGGAAGCAAAACAACTTATGCGTCCTTTTGTGAAAAGAATGGGATCAAGTATTCAGACAAAACAATCCCCCTTGAATGGATTAAAGAGGATCCCAAGGTAATCCCTGAAGGTATTCTTCTTAATAAAGGTTAATTAAAATATGGTTTCTTTCAAGGCTCCAAAGATTGAGGAGCATAAATCTTTTGTCTCTTATAAGAATAGAGAGACTACTAAATATCTTGTCGTTCACTGCTCTGCCACTCAGAATGTGCCATCTTTTACGTGGAAAACCATTGACCAGATGCACAGACAGCAGGGGTGGTTGGGTATTGGTTATCATTTTGTAATTCTTACTGACGGTACCATCCAGAGAGGTAGGCCCCTAGAGGCCATTGGTTCCCATGTAAAGGGTTACAACAACTGCTCTGTTGGTATCTGCCTCATTGGTGGTGTGGATGCTAAGGGCAAGTCTGTAGACAACTTTACAGAGGAGCAGAAGGAGTCTCTTAAGTGTCTACTGGACTATCTCAGAGGGTACTATAAAGATGAAGTCGTTGTCCTTGGCCACAGAGATTTTGCAGGCGTCAACAAAGACTGTCCTTGTTTTGATGTTAAGGGATGGTATAAGGGCGCTAAGTTTGCTCGGTATGAAGATACTGAGGCGTTCTGGAGTAAGGTAGTCTTCTCCAAGGGTGTCTTTAAGGACTTTAATGGAGACCCTGAAGAAGGGGATGTTGTCCGCATTGAATAAAATCAATACTCCTAGGGAGAGAGTATGCAGTATGTGAAATCTCTTATGGTTATCCTTGCGTTCATTCTGGGACTGGCTCTAGGTGAATCTCTTGAGGAAAAAAGAAATCAAGAGATTCTCCTAGAGGAACAAAGGACTCACTTAACGGAACTAAAGACTCTACAGGAAAGAAAGGATGCGACGATTAACTTACTTCTTAAAGACATGGCTACCGCTGATGCTGTGCAATCTGCTATTGATAAGCGGGTTAACCGCCTGCAGTACAACATCAATGCAGGAAACAAAGCCATCATGCAACATACCAATAGAGCTTATGCAGAGTCAATCATCCAGTGTAGAAACCTACTGTCAGAAGGTGCAGAACTACACGGGGAAGGTGTTAAGATACTCAGAGACACCAATAGACGACTTGAAGCAATAATCAATATTCACAAAGAACAAAACTCTCCTTAGCTCAGTTGGATAGAGCATATGCCTTCTAAGCATACGGTCACAGGTTCGAATCCTGTAGGAGAGACCAAATACGCCGTTTGATTGTACTCCTCTCATCATAGGAGAAGTGATGAAGTCCTACGGCTCTTAGGAGGTCGGGTAGCTCCCGACTAGGATGTCTACCGAAATAGATCCGATGGGGCAACGGTTACCCCACAGAAAAATACCCTAGTGGCGAAATGGTATACGCAACTGAATTAGAATCAGTGGAGAAGCAAGGCTCGTGAGGGTTCGATTCCCTCCTAGGGTACCATTTATTTTTTAAAAGAGAGGCAATTATGCAGACTCAGAAGGAACTTGATCGAATGGAATCTGATTGGGAAGCTCGTTGGGAAGACGAGTATCAGGAATATCTTGAGTCCCTTGATGAAGAAGACGACGAGGATGAAGACGACGACTATGATGAGGAAGATAATGACTACTAAAGTTGGATCTAGTGAAGCCCTTTGCATCTGCCATCAGGATAATCTCTATACGTTCGTCCTTAGGTATCCTAGGATTATCCATAGTGAATTCATGACTCACAGGGTCTTCAGTCGCAATGCCAGTAGCTCCCGTGCTATCCCTGTAGCTAAGGTTATTGAACAGGTGCACAATGACCCCTTTATCCCTTCTCACGTCTATATGAATCAATCTGGCATGGTTGGTACTGTTGAGGCTTCTGAGGACACCTATGAGTCTTTTAAGGGTCTTTGGCTTAAAGCTGTAGACAGTGCAGTAACTGTCGCAGAATCCATGGTTGCTCTTGGTGTCCATAAGCAACACGTCAACCGAATCCTTGAACCATTCCAGTACATTAACGTGATTGTTACTGCTACTGAATGGGAGAATTTCCTGCATCTTAGGCTTGCCAGTGATGCACAGCCTGAGATGCAGGATCTTGCAAGGGCCATTAAGGGTGAGATGGACAAGGTAGGCAATAATATCATTAGTGTCTACCATATTTGTGGGAAGTATGTTAGTCTTCCCTTTATCACCCAAGAGGAAGTTGATGAGCACTGCATGAACTCGTTTAGTTCTTCTGAAGTCCTCATTAATGATCTCATGCTTATTTCCTCTGCACGTTGTGCGAGAGTGTCTTACAACAACCATGACGGCTCTTGTCCTGACGAACGCAAGGACAAGAAGCTGGCACGAAGGCTCCTTGACGCAGGTCATATGTCACCCATGGAGCACCCCTGTATTTGGGCAGGAGACATGCGGTACCATAGAAACCTGTACGGTTGGGAGAGCCTTCGTTGTAAATTTGGTTATTAAAAGATGAATCAAGAGGGTACGTTTCTTTATCATGAACCTTGTCCTAAGTGTGGCTCCTCTGACGCCTGTGGAGTCTTTAGCGATGGCCATCGTTATTGTTTTTCTTGTAATTCGTATTTTAGAGCTGATGGGGAAGTAATCCAGAAGAAAAAGGAGAATGCTGTGTGTAAGGAATGTATTCCTCTTGATGATCTTGATGTGTCTTATCTTTCTGCAAGGAAGATCAGTCAGGACACCTGTTCTAAGTTCAAGTATATGGTTGGTTCCTACAAGGGAACTCCCTGTCAAGTAGCCAACTACTATGATGACAACGGTAACATCGTAGGTCAGAAACTTAGGTTTCCTGATAAGACTTTTGCAGTCCTTGGTAAGATCTCTAATCGACTCTTTGGTTCTCAGTTGTGGTCTTCTGGTAAGAAGATTGTGATCACCGAGGGCGAGATTGACTGTCTTACTGTGAGTCAGCTTCAGTCTAACAAGTGGCCTGTTGTGAGCATCCCTAATGGGGCTCAAGCGGCTAAGAAGGCTATTGAGGATAACCTTGAGTACCTTGACAAGTTTGAAGAAGTGGTTCTCATGTTTGACATGGATGAACCTGGTCGTAAGGCTTGTGAAGAGTGTGCCAAGGTGTTGCCTGCAGGTAAGGCGTTCATTGCTAACCTTCCTTTGAAGGATCCCAATGAGTGCCTACTTGAGGGCAAAGGCAGTGATGTTATTCAGGCTGTTTGGAATGCCAAGCCTTACAGGCCTGATGGGATTGTTGCGGGTACGGACTTGTATGAGAAGTGCGTAACCAACATTGATGATCTTAAGGATTCTGTGGAGTATCCTTGGGTTGCACTTCAGAATAAAACTAAAGGAGCTAGACATGGCGAATTGTATGTCTTCACAAGTGGAAGTGGTATGGGAAAGTCAACAATACTCAGAGAACTCGAATACTACTTTGGTGTTCAAAGGGGAGAACTTTGCGGAATTGTTGCTCTTGAAGAATCTACTCGAAAAACTGGGCTGGAACTCATGTCTATCCATCTCAATAGCCGGCTTATACTCGACCCTGAGTGTGCAGATGAAGGTGAGCGAAGCAGAGCTTTTAGCGAGACAATTGGTAACGGCAGGTTCTTCCTCTATGACCACTTTGGGTCTCTTGATTCAGGCAATCTGCTTAGTAAACTTAGGTACATGATTGTGTCACTCGGCTGTAAGCGTATCTTCCTTGACCATATCTCCATTGTGGTCTCTGGTATGGACACTGATGAGGATGGTGGTGAACGTAAGGCTATTGACAAACTTATGACTAACCTTCGTTCCCTCGTGGAAGAGACAGGTGCTACCATGTTTGTAGTGTCTCATCTTAAGCGTCCTGAAAAGAAGGGACACGAAGAGGGTGCACAGGTGTCTCTTAGTCAACTTAGAGGGTCTGGAGCTATTGCACAGCTCTCTGATATGGTGATCGGCCTTGAGAGAAACCAACAGGGTGACAATCCTAATGTGTTGACTCTCAGAGTCCTTAAGAATCGCTTTAGTGGTGACACTGGTATTAGTGGATACCTTTACTACGATCAGGAGACTGGCAGGCTATCTGACTATGAGGCTGATCCTGAATGTCCTTTTGAGGGTGAAGAAAATGAGTTTTAAAGAGTTTATTTACCCACTTACTTTCTGGTATTATGACAAGGACATGCCTCTTACGGATCGTGCCCTCTCATGCTTTTGGATTATCCTGTTGCTTCCTATAGCTCCTGTGCTTCTAGCCTCTGAGCATGAGTATTCTGCTGAGTACAGAGACCTCAGCTGTCTGGTATTCAAGATCTACGTGATTGCAATGTGGGTGATCTCTGCTACAGTAGCTTTCCTTTTGGTGTTCCTGTAGGATCTTTTTAGCACAGCTATTTAAGAAATAAGCAAGGCTATTTAAGGAATAGAAAATGCTGACAATTAAAGACAAATATATTGTATTCGATATTGAAACCGATGGGTTGCTTGATACGACCAAGAGGTTTTGGTGTGGTTGGTTGTATGACTCCTACACTGATTTGTACACTGGCTACACTGATCTTGATGAGTTCTTCGATGCCCTGAATAAGTATGGTACTAGTGGGTACAGCATCGTTGGTCACAATATCTGCAAATTCGACATCCCTGCTCTTAAGAAGCTCAAGGGGGAGAGGTTTGCATTTGATGTTCGAGATGTCTGTATTGACACTCTTGTACTTGCTCGTTTGATCTATGCGAACATCAAGGACACTGACGTTGGTCTTATTCGTTCTGGTAGGCTCCCTAAGGCTCTCTATGGTTCCCACAGCTTGAAGGCTTATGGTTACCGTATGGGTGAACTGAAGGGCACCTATGGTGAACAAGAGGACGCATGGGATAAGTTCACTCCTGAAATGTATGAGTACAACAAACAGGACGTTGTGGTTACCCTTAAGTTGTTCCATAAGCTGATGGCTAAGGGTTACCCTTTGAAGGCCATTCAGCTTGAGCATGACATTGCTTGGGTCATGGCTAAGCAGGAACGTAATGGGTTTGTCTTTGATAAAGATGCGGCAGTAAAGCTCTATGCTGAACTCTCTGCAAAGAGACAGGAGATCTATGAAAGCCTTGTCTCTGAGGTAGGCTCTTGGACTGTCTACAAGGGAGATAAGATCTACAAGCGAGATAATGCTAAGAGGGGCATTAAGGCAGGTGTTCCTTATCCTCAATACGAAGAGGTTACCTTTAATCCCAACTCTCGTAGCCATATCGCTAAGGTTCTTATGGAAAGAGGTTGGGAGCCTACTGAGGTTACACCTACGGGTGCCCCTAAGGTTGATGAAGACACCCTTCAGTCTGCTATGGGTATCTCACTGACACCTAAGATCCTTGAGTACCTGCTGATTAACAAGCGTATTGCACAGCTTGCTGAGGGTGACAACGCTTGGCTTAAACTGATGGTTGAGGATGAAGATGGGTACTACCGTATTCACGGTTCTGTTAATCCTAATGGTGCTGTTACTGGTCGTGCAACACATTCATATCCTAATGTTGCACAAGTTCCTGCAGGAAGGTCTCCATACGGTAAAGAGTGTAGGTCTCTGTTCACAGTTCCTAAAGGCTGGTTTGAGGCAGGCATCGACGCTTCTGGTTTGGAACTTCGGTGCTTTGGGTCTTTCCTGTTTCCTTTTGACAACGGTGCTTATATAAAGGAAATCCTTGAGGGTGACATTCACACCCATAATCAGAAGATGGCAGGACTTCCTACGAGAGACCAAGCGAAGACCATGATCTACTGCATGCTCTATGGTGGTGGTGACGGTAAACTTGGGGCTGTCATTAATGGTACTGCTAAGGATGGTAAAGCCCTTAAGGAAAGATTCTTTAAGGCTGTCCCTGCATACAAGAAGCTCTGTAGTTCCATTGATAAGGCTCTTGTTGAGTCCTCTGAATGGATTGGTAACACTCAAAAAGTAAAATGGAAGAAACGTGTCCACCCTGATTGCCCTACTCTTAATATTTCTCACCATATTCTTGGGCTTGATCGCCGCCTTGTTTATGTGCGAAGCCCTCACTCGGCTCTGAACACTATCCTGCAGTCTGCAGGTGCCCTAATTTGTAAGAAGTGGGTGTGCCTTGTTGAGGAGAATATGCGTAAAGCAGGCTACAAGCATGGTTGGGACGGAGACTTTGCCATGATGGCGTGGGTGCATGATGAGACCCAAATCGCCTGTCGCACAAGGGAAATCGCAGAGGACTGCGTAAGGATTGCACAGGAATCCATGAGACAGACTCAGGAGTTCTTTAAGTTTAACTGCCAGTTGGATACTGAGGGTAAAATTGGAGATAATTGGTATTCATGTCACTGAAAGGTATTAATTGTCACTTTAATGGGGCTTCTAGTGAACTTTATGTAGCGTATAAGGCTACTAAAAATAAGTTCATTGTTAGCTATCCTTTGTTCACACAAAGTAAGTATGATCTCCTTATTGATACGGGTAAGAAGATCTTTAAGATTCAGGTAAAGAAGGCTGTAGAGTCTTCTGCTAATGGTCATAAGTTTATTCAGATCAGGCTTGGAGGATGTGGACATCCTGAGTATGAAGAGAAAGACTATGATTATGTGGCGATGGTGTTTAATGAGCATGTATGGATGCTCCCTTATAAGGATGCCGAAGGACATAAGTCAATGAGCTTTTCAATCTTTTCGAAGGACTCCAAATCCTATAAGTACCTTACTAAACACACGTTTGAAGAATTTGTGGAGAAAATCAATGGATACGACTAAGAAGATTAACATCGTATTCGTGGCATTAAGGAGTAGCTATGATTCGTAGACCTATGACCGTAGAAGAGATTGAAAAGATTCTTAAGAAGAACGAACCTAAGGAGGTAATGGCTTTGTGCAAGACCAACAAAAAGAGTATTGTTGACATTAAGTGGCTCTATAAGACGGATCCTGTTTTTGGGACTGCAGGTGGTGCAGAAGTTCGATTGAATGGTAAACTGCTGTTTATGCACATCCCAAATCCCTGTAAACTCTATGAAGACTGGACTGACAAAGAAATCTTTTATGAGATTCTTGAACGTCTTGGCTATGAAGTTGATTGGGAAGAAGAGAGTGTTTACTATGAGGGACCTCAGAAAGAAAATGAATAAGTATCTTAGTTTTCTTAAGTATATTGACCAGAACAATCCGAAACTTCAGGCGGACTTCTGTCGTGAGAATGCCAAGCTGATTGCTGAGGCGGCATCTAGGGGACATATTACAGCCCTTAATTACTATAGTGAAGCCACTAATTATTGGAGGCTCACTTGTAAGGCATACGCCATTCTTAAGGCTTGTGAATAATGAGATATGCTTTTGTAGACGGTGATATTCTAGCCTTTAAGGCGTCCTCTGCTGTCCAGAAGGATATCGACTGGGGGGATGGTCTTTGGACTTGTCATGCTGAAGTAGATGACGCATGGGATTACTTTACCGACATGCTTATTGCTATTGATGAGAAGCTGAATAAGCATTTTGTTGGTGAAGAGATTACCTATGTATTCTGTTTCTCCGATGAGGATAACTTTAGGAAAACCTACAATCCTGACTATAAGTCCAATAGGCGATCTAATCGTAAACCTTGTTGTTACAAAGGTCTTGTAGACAAGATTAAAGAAACCTACATTTCTCATACAGTCAAGTACCTTGAAGCTGATGATGTTGTGGGTATCTACTGCACTAGTCCTGTCTATAAAGATATTTGTGTCGCAGTGTCTATGGACAAGGATTTCAAGACAATCCCCGGTTACTTCTATGATTTCGGTAATGATGTCTTTCATAACATCACTGAGAAGGACTCCAAGAAATGGCTGTGCTATCAGACCCTAGTAGGGGACGTTACAGACGGCTATAAGGGGTGTCCCACTTATGGCCCTGTGAAAGCCAATAAGCTCCTTAATGGGCACCCTGATTCTGAATGGTGGCCTGAGGTTTTGAAAGCATTCAAGTCTCAGGGTCTTACTGAAGAGGATGCCATTAGAGAGGCAACTATGGCTAGAATCTTGCACTATGAAGATTACCCTTTAGGTGAATCTGAGGGTCTACCTAAGAAGTACAATCCTTTTTAATCAATACTAATACCCCTAGGGCTATTTTTAATTAAATCAATAGTCCTAGGTAGGAGGAAGACATGAACAAAGAAGAAAACAACGTTGTTGAGGAAGAAGAGTTTCCTTATGTTCCTAAGGATCTCATTGAGAGACTTGAGGATATCTTTGATATTCGAAAGATGATTTGGTATGAAAAGAGTAATGAGACTCTTCTAGGTATTCAACAGGTTGTTACCTACCTTAGAAATAAACACGACAAACAGAATGGAGATAACTAATGGGTGGACTCTTTAGTAAACCTAAGGCTCCTGAGGTTAAGGTTCAGGCTCCTGCAATTGAGCAACCTGTACTCGAACCTGAGGCTCCTGAAATGGGTGCTGAAGAAACTGCGGAACACAAGAAGAACAAGGGCAAGAAGGCCCTGAGGATTGATTATGTGGGTTCTGGCAGAGGGACTAACATCCCTAAGTAACGTGTCTAGGATTGGTGTCTTGCAACCTAATGATGGAGACATCCTAGAACAGATCATCGACAAGGGTGCGAAGATCATCAAAGATGACCCTGACTCCCTCCCTTTCATTAAGAAATATGCTGACGTAAAGGTAGTGCGTAAGTTTCTTAAGGGTGTCATTAGTGGTGAATTTGAAGACTTCATCGTCCTTGTTTTCTATAACAAAGAAAATGCTCTCTCGGGTGCATCCCTAGTGTCTAGGGGGAGACCTTGGTATGCACCTGAGGGAGTAACGTTTTTAAATGAAGAGTGCACTGTAGCTTTCCAAAAGGGTTTGGGATTGTCTAGAGCAATGGCTTATGCTCTTGAAAATAGGGCATGTACTAACGTAAGATTACTGGCCTTCTCTAACGCCAACACGCTCAACAACAAGATGTTGGAAAATACCTATGAGAAACACTTGGGTTACTCTTCATACAAAACTTTTTACAAGGAAATTTAATGGGACTTTTTAGTGGTGTTAAGAAGGCCTTTAAGAAGGTTGTTCATAAGGTGACTGGTAGAGGCAACAGTGGTCAGAGTGCCCCTGAGGCTCCTACGCCTGCTCCTGAGCTTGATCTTACGAACCCTGAGGGTGAAGCTGAGAAGAAGGAAGAAACCGAAAAGGTTCAGCTTCGTAAGGGTAAGAAGGGTCTTAGAATTAAGAAGGCAGGGAATGCTGATGTGTCTGCAGGTGCAGGCCGTAATCTAGTTTAACATGAGGGATATGTGGTATGGCTAGCACTGAACATCAGGCAGGCAATATCCCTCTTGAAGGAGCTAAGACGACCTATGACAAGCTCACGACAGACAGAGACCCGTACACACAGAGAGCAGAGAAGTGTGCAACCTACACGATCCCTATGCTCTTTCCTAAGGAGTCTGATGATGGTGGTACTAACTATTCCACTCCTTACAATTCTGTGGGTGCTAGGGGTCTTAATAATCTTGCCTCTAAACTTCTTCTTTCTCTGTTGCCTCCTAATCAACCTTTCTTTAGACTGGGGTTGGACGCGGAGTCGACTGTAGCTCTTAATGAGTCTGCTGACGACCAGCTGAAGGACAATATCGAATACGGTTTGTCCATGATGGAACAGCAGATGATTAAGTACATGGAGTCTCAGTCTCTTAGACCGACTCTTTTTGAAGCCATTAAGCAACTTATCATTGCAGGTAATGCACTCCTGTTCCTGCCTCCTGCTGAAGGTGGTATGAGGTGCTATACTCTTCGTGAGTACGCTGTTCAGAGAGACACTATTGGCAACGTCCTTCAGATTGTTGCTAAGGACACTGTTTCCCGTGGTAGTCTTCCTGATTCCATGCAGTCTGTTATCCCTGATTCTGGTGAACCGACTATCAACGAAAAGGTAGACATCTATACTCACATTTACCGTGTGGCTAGTGGAGATACCTATCAGTGGGAATCCTATCAGGAGATTGAAGGTGAACCTGTTGCAGGTAGTGAGCAGACTTATCCTGCAAACAAGAGTCCTTGGATTCCCCTTAGATTCAATAAGAAGGACGGCGAACACTACGGTAGATCCTTTGTTGAGGATTACCTTGGAGACCTTATCTCCCTTGAGAATCTCTCTAAGAGCATTGTGGATATCTCCATGATTGCCTCTAAGGTTCTCTACCTCGTGTCTCCTTCTTGTCAGACGAACATCAGGGCTTTGGCTAAGGCGGCGAACGGTACCTTTGTTAGGGGCCGTATGGAGGACGTTGTTCCCATGCAACTCAATAAGAGCATGGATATGCAGACGGTACTCACTACAGCTCAACAGATTGAGTCTCGTTTGTCTTATGCGTTCCTTCTTAACTCTGCAGTACAGAGTGGTGCTGTAGGTAGAGACAGAGTTACCGCAGAAGAGATTAGGTACGTTGCGGGTGAACTTGAGGATACCCTAGGGGGTGTCTATTCTCTCCTGTCTCAGGAGCTACAGCTTCCTCTCGTTGCCTGTGTCTACAATCAGATGCAATCTCAGGGTTTGCTCCCTGTGGTTGACGAGAGTATTGCAGAGATTGAGCCCTCCATCATCACGGGTATTGATGCTCTTGGTAGAGGACAGGATCTTAACAATCTAGCTCAGGCTTTGCAGTTGATGCAACAGTTCCCTGAGTTTCTACAGGCTCTCAACGTTGGTAATCTTGCTACTAGGATTTTTGCGGCGGCTCATATTGATGCTACGGGTCTAGTGAAGACTCCTGAGGAACTTCAGGCAGAACAACAGGCCGCTATGGAACAGTATGCCCAGCAACAGGGTATTGACGCAGGTGCACAGATGGCTGTCAATGAAGCACAGCTAGAACACTAGCACAGCTAGCACCTGAATAACTAAAGGATAATTAATGACTGACTTTAATGAACCTCAGTCTCTCACTGAGGAGGCTGAAGCACAGGGTATCGAAATCATGGAGTCTTCTACGACTCAGGTTGAGGTTGACCCTGATATTGGAGACCCCCTTCTTCAGAACGAAAAGTCGGGGGAAGAACATAATGAAGAACAAGCTAATGGAACTGAAGGCCACGCTGATGATGTGGCTGTTCATGATCGAAATGAAGATCAAGAGAATCTTCAAGAAGAAGTAGACAAGCACGAAAAGGCTATTGATGCCGTGAAGACCTCCCTTAAGGCAAAGGGTGTTGACTTCAATAAGGCTGTCCGAGAATATCAGGAGCATGGTAAGCTCTCCGATGAAACCGTTGCTGAACTTGAGAAGGCAGGCTATCCTTCTGAGGTTATCGAGGGTTTCATTGAGAGTCGAAAGGCTCTTGAATCTCGCTTCACTGAAGCTGTTTATGATTCCGTAGGGGGTACTAAGGAGTACAATCGTATTGTTGATTGGGCATCCAAGAATCTCCCTCAGAAGACGATTGACTCCTTTAACAGAGCAATCGACAACAATAATCTGGAAGCTGTCTCCCTCATGCTTGAAGGCATGAAGTCTAAGATGACTTCCAAGATGGGTACCGCTAATAAGTCTATTCACGGCGGTACGGCCACTCCTGTAAATCGTCCTAAGGGGTTTGCAAACAAATCTGAAGTGATCGAGGCTATGAGCGATAAGCGCTATGGCAGGGATCCTGAATACACCCGACAGGTCGAACAGAGAATGTGGGCCACTAGTGTTTAATTTTATCTATAACAACAAATCTTATATACTTTAAAAGGAAAATAATTAAAAATGGCTGCTCTTGCTACTACTGGTATTTCCAATCCTGGTCAGGCTCTCTCTGATGGCGAGCGTGATGAACTTTTTATGAAGGTCTTCACGGGCGAAGTTCTGACTGCTTTTGCTCGTACCTCCGTTATGATGTCTCGTCATCAGGTGCGTACTATCTCTCATGGTAAGAGTGCTTCGTTCGCTGTTATGGGCCGTACCCGTGCTAAGTATCTTGCTCCGGGTAACTCCCTTGATGACCAGCGTAAGAAGATGGAACACAATGAACGTGTCATCGCTATTGACGGTCTCCTTACGGCTGACTGCCTTATCACGGATATCGACGATGCGATGAACCATTATGACGTTCGAGTTGAATACTCTCGTCAGCTTGGTGAAGCTCTTGCTATGGGTGCTGACTGTGCTATTATCAATGAGCTTGCCAATGAGGCCGCTAAGGACGCTAAGTTCAAGGATGGCAATATTCCCGACAATGGTACTGGTGCCGACAAGGTTCTCGGTACGGGTAAGGCCTTTGAGTTTGTTACGGGTCTTGAGATTACGCAGGAAGCTGAGTATGGCAATAAGATCCTTGAGGGTCTCCTTGCGGCTCGTGCTCAGATGACGAAGAACTACGTCCCGCAGGGTGACCGCTATTGCCTTCTCACGCCTGAAGGTTACTCTGCTGTGATGAAGGCTCTCATGCCCGATGCCGCTAACTACCATGCTCTCTTTGACCCGAATACGGGCAAGCTCCAGACGATTTGCGGCTTTGAAGTCATTGAAGTTCCGCACCTCCTGAATGATGGTATTGATGGCAAGCATGCTCTTAATACTAAGATCAAGAATGCGGGTCTTCAGGGTATCGTGTTCCACCGCTCCGCTGTGGGTACGGTTAAGTTGAAGGATCTTGCTATGGAACGTGCTCGTCGTGCTGAGTATCAGGCTGACCAGATCATTGCGAAGTACGCGATGGGCCACGGTGGTCTTCGTCCTGAAGCCGTTGGTATCTTTGTTCAGGCTGCTCAGGCTTAATAGATGACCATTGAAGAAGTAAAGAAGGCTTACGAGACTACTTACTTCTGTCAGGTGCACAAGTGGGGGTATCAGCTTACCCCCGAGGAGGCTCAGAAACTGGGTCTCCTTAGCGCAACTGCGAAGCCTGTTAAGCCTCGAAGAACCGTCGAAAAGAATAACAACAAGGAAGAATAATGATTGTAACTCCTAGCACTGAACTTGATGCAGTAAATGAAATTTTGTCATCCGTAGGCTCTAGCCCTGTTAATTCTCTTGAGGATGATGCTAATGTGGATGTGCTGAATGCTGTAAGAATCCTTAAGGCTGTCAGTCAAGAGATCCAGTCTAGGGGTTACAGCTTTAACACTCTCACCAGTGTTACCTTGAAGCCTGACTCTTTTACTAACAAAGTTGCTTATGGTAGAGACTTCCTAAGGGCTGTCTCTACTAGCTATAAGTTCGTTAGCAGAGAAGGCTATTTTTATGATCTTGATTCAGGGGCTCTAGAGTTCCCTGAAGGCATCACTCTGGATGAACTTGTCAAGGAGCTTCCTTTTGAGGAGCTCCCTCAGGTCTTCAGAAAGTATATTACTGTTAGAGCCAGTAGAGTCTTTCAGATGAGGTATCTTACCTCTGCGGACATCGACGCACATCTTCAGCTAGAGGAGAGTGCGGCTTATGCAGACATTGTAGACTATGAACTGACGGATGGTAACTATAACATCCTCAATGATGACCAGTTCATCAGTCAGCAGACTCAGAGGAGCTAAACATGCCTCTAGTATCTCAAAGCATTCACTCATTTAAAGGTGGTGTCTCTCAACAACCTGACATCATCAGATTCCCCGATCAGGTAACTGAGCTTGTCAATGGGTTTCCTAATGAAGTTGAGGGTCTACAGAAGAGACCTCCGACTCTTGCAATCAAACGTTTGTCTGACCGTGTTGACGCTATAAAGAAGAAGTACCATGTAATCAATAGAGACGAACAGGAAAAGTACATTCTCCAGATTGGCTCTGGGGAATATCAAATCTTTGATCTTAATGGTGAGCCTAGGACGTGCACGTTTGAAGATAATGAGTCAAAACAGTACATTACCACTAGTGACCCTAAGGGCAAACTAAAGGCAGTTACTGTTGCTGACTACACCTTTGTCTTGAACACTGAGAAGGAGGTTGATGCTGTAGAAGGCACGTCACCTGCGGGTAAAAAGGATACTGCTCTGGTGTACATCAAGAATGCCCAGTATGCTAAGACTTACGCCATTTATGTGAATGGCAAGTATATGTGTGGCGTTATTACACCTGACGGTGGTGAGGCTAAGCAGGCTGTGCAGACTACTACTGCATTTATTGCAAGAGCCTTGTACGCCCTTCTTAATACTGGTAAGAAACCTAATGGTGGTAATCCTGACGTTGGTGGTACCTATGATGACCTATTGAATCAGGTTGGTGGTAGAGCGTCTATGGGTTACTCTAGGTCTAGTGCAAGCATGAGTTCCTATAACGTAGGTCTAGTTGGCGACTCTGTTATTACGATCCAATCTAAGTCTGGGGGGGATCCTCCTAATGTCCTTGTTAAGGATGGCTTTGGTAACCAGAACGCTATTGCTTACATGGGTAAGGTTACGGCTGTTAATAAGCTCCCTCCGATTGCCCCTGAGGATTACATCATGCAGGTGTCTGGAGAAAAGAATTCCGAAGATGACGACTTCTATGTAAAGTGGGACGACAAACATAAGGTGTGGAAGGAAACTGTAGCACCTAGGATTCCCACTAAGATCAACCCTAAGAATATGCCTCATGCTATTGTTAGGCAGGAGGATGGTAGCTTTCTCCTTAAGAAGCTCCCGTGGGTTGATAGGGGCTCTGGTGATGAAGATACTAACCCTGATCCTTCGTTTATTGGTAGGAAGATCAATGACATCTTCTTCTATCGTAATCGCCTAGGGGTCATCGCTGATGAATCCATTATCCTTAGTGCAACCAACGACTTCTTTAATTTCTGGTTTAAGTCCTCTGCGGCTATTGCAGACACTGACCCTATTGATGTCTCGGTTTCCTCTAATAAGGTTGCCATTCTGACTCATGCTGTCCCCTTTGCTAGAGAACTTATGTTGTTCTCTAGAGAAGGTCAGTTTGTATTGTCTAGTGATGGTGTCATGACCCCTAAGAGTGTCAAGTGTGACCAGATCACTAACTTTGACTATGACACGAATGTTCAACCTATCTCTATTGGCCCTTCGATCTTCTTTGTGAATGATCGAGTAAACTACTGTTCTGTGATGCGCTACTACTCCTTGCAGGACGTGGCTGACCTTAAGGATGCTGAAGACGTAGCCGCACATGTGCCTACGTACATTCCTAAGGGCATCACTAGACTCTCTGGGAACACCACAGAGAACGTAGTTACGGCTATCTCTTCTACTACACCTAATATTGTATACTGTTATAAATTTATTCTTGTTAACGCCACTAGTGAACAACAGGCTTGGTTCAAGTGGGAATTTGCAAACAAGAATTCTGAGGTTCTTCTAGCGGAGTTTGTTGACTCAGAGATTTATCTTCTTATTAACTCTCCGAATGGTCTGTATCTAGAGAAAGCGTTGTTGACAGGTAATGCTGTTGACTTCTCTGATGAGCCTACTAGGCTCTTTATGGATCGTAAGAAGAAGTACACAATTCCTAAGTCCAACAAGTACAGCGACTATGAGGATTACACTGAGGTGTCTCTTATGGATATCTACGGTGCTATCCCGTCTACTAAGGATCATAAGTATTTCATTGTCACTAAAGACGGTTACGTTACTGAGGTTGATGATTGGGATTCCAGTGGTGTCTTTAGGATCCAAGGGGACATGAGGGGTGTTGAGGTGTTTGTGGGTCTTACCTACAAATTCTGTGTGACTCTCTCTAAGCAGTCCATTAAGAGGAATACGGATACTGGAGGTGTTATCTCTGAGATTGAAGGTAGGCTACAGCTTAGGTACTTCTGGTTGAACTATAGTAAGTCTGGTGTATTTGAATGCAAGGTTGATAACGACCTTAAGGAAAAGCATTTTAAGTATAGATTTACTGGTAGGAACATTGGTGAATCTCCGACTATCTTGGGGGCAAACAAGGTTTACACGGGTAAGTTTAAGTTCCCGATTCAAGACAATAATGATGAAGTAGTCATTACTGTCTGCTCCGACAATGTCCAACCTATTAACCTGATTTCAGGTGGTTGGGAAGGTCTTTACATTAGAAGGAATAGTAGCATATGAAGTTGAAACCATTAACTCCTGAGCAGAATAACATGCTTTGTGACATCGCAATTCATGCTATGGAGAGTTGTGTCTGTAATGAAGTTGAAATCCCCATTGAACACTTTGTTTATGAAGGGGTGTATTACAGAACCTGTTTTATCCCTAAGGATGTAGCTATTATTGGAGCTTACATCAAGATCCCTACCACTGTAATTGTCAGTGGGGATTGTTATGTTACCCTAGGGAATACTGTAGGGAGGCTTAAGGGTTACAACGTCATTCAGGCTGAAGGTGGCCGTAGGCAAGCCTTTAGGGCACTTGAAGACACGCACATTACGATGTGCTTTAGGACTGATAAGGTTGACCTAAGGGAATGCGAGAAAGAGTTTACTCCGGAGTGGATGCTATTAACAACTAATAGAAAGGAATTGATTAAAGAATGAGTGGTGTAGTTATCGGAGTAGGCGCCGCTGTTGGTGCAGTAGTTGGTGGTGGTAGTACATTGTATAGTGCTTCAAAGACTAATCGTAATCAGATTAAGGCTTTTAAGAAGCAGATGTATTACATGCAATTGAATTACAACTACAATCAAGCCGCTCTGAATAGACAAGAGCGATCCCTTTATGACTCTGCAGTTGGCAACCTTTTCAACATGTCGGTGAACGCTTTCCAAAATCAGTCACAAGTTGAGGCGGCTCAGGCTGAATCGGGTGTGGAAGGCAGGACTCAAGATAAACTTGGGCAGGTTATTAGAGGCACGAATCTTAGACAGCAGACTGCTCTAAAGGAAGCCTATGAGGTTGATGTGTGGAACGTTAGGTCTCAAAAGGAGGCTCTCTACATTGAGACTAAGAACGCTGTAGAGCAGGCTAGAGATAATCTATCTAATAGCTTTATTAAGGGATCTAAACTGTATGCACAACTCTTCCAAGGTGTCACTACGGGTGCCGCTTTGGGTGCCGCTACTGCAGGTATTGGTAGTGCCGTTGGTGGTGCACTTGGTGGTGCCGCTTCTTCAGCCGCGGCATCTACTGCTACGGGTGCTTCTGCAGGCATCGGTGGTGCAGGGGCTGTTAGCACCTCTCTAGGTTCTGGCTTCCTGTCTTCTTATGGTCTCGCGGCTAATAGTGCAGTAGCTGGCGGTGCTACTACTGCCGCTTCTACGGGTCTGTCCTCAGGGGCACTGTCAGGTCTTGGTGGCGCAGGTCTACTTGCATCTACTGGTATGAGTGGGGCATCTTCTAGTGCGTCTATTGCATCCAATACTGGTGGTAACATCCTTGGTAACGTAATGGCTAATTACCAACAGTATAAGCCCTATGTTGACTTCATTCAACAGTGGTCTAATTATTATAATTCTAATGTACTACCTAGAGAACGAGGGGGTTACTTTTACTAATGGCTTATAAGAATAGTGCAGGGGCTTCCTCTGCTAAGCAAGAGTTTTATAATTGGAATTACTTTAGTCAGGGCATGACTAAACTAGGGGAAGCCAAGGGTGTTCAGGTTAACATTAAGGATCGCCTTAAGCCTCCTCAGGAAGAAGTTGATTGGCTGTCTACTGTTGCTGAAGGTTTTAAAAAGCTGGGTACTGTAGCAGACGCATATAAGGAAAAGGCTTTTAAGCAAGCTGATGAGTATCTGCGTACTCACTCCCTTGAGGAGTACCAAGAGGATGTTAAGAACAACAACATTCCCTTCCAGTATGACCCTGTCTCTATGTCTAGACTTAAGTACCAACATGGTAAGTTGGCTTTTAGTCTTGCAGAACAGGATTTCCAAGATAGAGTAAACAGAAACGAATTTAACGGAAAGTCGCCTGAAGAAGTCGACGCAGAGTATTTCAAGCATGTCCGTAAGGCCATGGAGGATGTTAGAGACTCCTTTGGGTACGACATTAATGAAGACTCTTGGTTCTCTAAGGGTTTCTATGCAGATAGTCCTGAAAGTAGACAGAAGATTCTATTGCAGAACATCCAGTCTAATAACAAGTGGTCTGTGGAACAGGCTAAACTTGTTGATTTGGCTGATGTTAGGGGCGCTGTTAACGATCTCTCTAAGAATGCGGCCTACGTTGTGGGGACTATCCTTGATGTCTTTGATGGTGAGAAGAACCCTAAGCTAGCCCACTATTCTCCTGCAGATAAAGCAACTATGGTATCGGGGCTTCTTGAGGACATTGCAGGTAGAGAGGATGGTGTCTATATCCTACAGCAGTTAGAGAACTGGAAGCCTTACTTCCTAGATGGTAAGAGTTCTGTAAGGGATATGGTAGGCGCTGTTGCTTGGGATAAGGCCCTCAAGACTGCAAGCAATGCCGCATGGAAGGCTGATGCTGAATATTGGACTTCTCAGGCTCTCAAGGTTGACAATTGGGTAGCTAATGGTGATACGAGCTCTATTGAGCAGGAGCTGACTCTTGCAAAAGATAGGGCGGGTGGTGTTGTAAGTGCTGAAGTAGAGTACCTTACTAGATCCCTACAAAGTGCTAGAGATCAACAGAGAGCCTTGATTGCTAAGAACACAGCTAACTCAATTGATGCCCTTAAGGAAGAAGGTAGAACACTCAATGCTAATTACTACAACGAGTCCTTGCTTAGGGGTCTTCCGACTAATCCTGAGAATGTCGTAGGGACTACTAAAGAGCATATTGACAGAGAGTTCCTGTTTGCTGTTCAGGACGGTAGGATTACTGAGAACGACATTCTAGAGATGGCCTGTAATCCAACTGGTGGTTATAACCCTGCATCTAGCTATCTAAGTAAGGCAGGAAACAATGTGGTTAGAGCTATTAAGGCAGACATTCTAGCTCTTGAAAACTCTAATGCCGCTAGTATTGAAAAGCCCCCTTACCTTGACAAGATGTATAGCTTTTATGTGGCTAACCCTAAGAAGTTTGCTACGGCCTTTGGTGGTATGAGTTCCTATGACATGGATATCCTTCTTGCAGTGATGAACGCCAATCAACTAGGGATGACCTATAATCAATGTGTTAGTGCTCTTAAGCAACAGAAGAAGATGGGTGAAACTAGAGAAGGCCGACAGGAGCAACAGAGGATCTACGACAATCTAGCCAAGGATGCTAAGGGAGATTTGTACTCTCAGGGATACATGGTTAATAGGACTTATGCTTACATGAATGTTGGCATGTCCAGAAAGGATGCTATGGATAGAGCAAGAGAGGATCTTGACAAAGAAACTATTTCTATTGATGACTCTAGGATCCCTGCAAAGCTCTTTATGATTAAAGGTGTTAGGCCTGAGGCGACTAGGGATTGGTTTGAGGAAGAAGTAACCAATAAAATCAAAACCCTTAAGAAGGACGCAAAAGAAGGTGTCATTAAGGGTTACAACCCTATGACTGATTCTTTTGAAGTTGTTGATGCAGACACTAGGTCTCTACTGGCTAGGTGGGATAGAAAGAGTATTCGTGAGGGCTTTATGAAATACATTGATGAACAATCTAGAACTAAGGTTGAGCCTATTGGTGTTGTTGATAAGCTAGTCAGAAAGACTGTGCATAACGTCAAGGGTTATACAGAATACCTTAATAAGGAGGACTAATGCCTATCTTTCCAGACGCTTCTCCCGAAGATCTGGGGTGGAACACTGTTAACCCTGGTCTTTATTTTACAGATAAGTTTGTCGTCGCTAGAGGACTCACAGGTGCTGAAGAGAAAGCGCTTGAGAAGAACAAAAAGAAACAACCTGAAGTTGGTTTTGTAGGGGGTCTTACTAATGAGTGGGGTGCTGTAGAGATCCGAAAGGCTATGGGCTATGAGGAAGGTTTTGCTGAAAAGACCTATGTCCCCACTGATGAAGAACGTTGGGACGCTCTAAAGCAACTAGGGTATAATCTTGACAGATACAGAGCTATTCTCAAGGGAGCTTCTTCAAGTGAAGACTTTAAAAGTAACCTTGAGGTAATTAAGAGTGTACAGGAGTATAGGGATGCTCAAGGACAAGCGGGTATTTGGAACAATCTTGTATCTGGCACTGGTGCTATGTTTGGTGATCCTCTTACCGCCGTGCCTGTTTTTGGCTCTAGTAGCGCTATTGGTAGGATTGGATACGGCGCCGTAATGGGTGTTGCATCTGGACAGCTCAATAACTATTCCTCTGGTGACGACAACGATGCTCTTATGGATATGGCCACTGGTATGGCTTTTGGTGCATCCATTGAGGGAATCGCTAGAGCAACTAAGTTTAAGGATGACGCTACTAAGCTAGGGGATGCCTCTAGGCGTGCTAGGATGTACGCTGAAAAGATTTCTTCAGGTGTCAATGATGTATTCAAGGATACTAAGGCATCTAAAGTCTTTAACGAATCCCTTAAAAAACTTGAGGAAAAGCTACCTACGATTACTGTTCAGGGGGCTATTGACAAAGTAAATACTAAGGGCGTTTCAGGACAAGCTCTTAGGAAGATTTGGGATTCCCTAGGGAAGACTGAAAGAGGCGACAGAACTACCTATAAGCAATTCAACAATAAGGCTACTACTAGGACTGCTGAAGAAGCTAGAGACTTCTACAGAAAGAATGGTGAGCGTAATGTTGACATTGTAGCTGATGACATCAATAAGCTCCTTGATGCTACTCGAATTGATAGAGATGATCTTGATGAGATGATTCGTAGACGAAGGGATGGCTATAAGACCTCTCTTGATGGAAACGAACTCTTTGAAGAGATTGTTGAAAACATGAATAGCTTCTATGGCAGGTACGGTACCATGGCTCAAGACAGGGGCATGATTGGTGAATCTGCGGCTATGAAGACCTATAAGGCTACTGGTATTATTGAAGAAGGTAAGCCTATGGCTAGGTCTTCTGTCTCTAATGACAAGTTTGAAAGTCATTGGCTTAGTAGAAGTAGGGTAGCTAACTTCCTTAATCAGTTTGAAGGCTCCTATGAACAAAAGGTAAGCAAGGCTAGAGCTCGTGTCTATAAGCTCCTCATGAGAACTCTTGAAGATCCTGAGTATACCAAGTTGTTGAGAGCTAGGTATGAAGAGGAGCTACAAGCTAAAGCTAAGGAGGCTCCTGCTAAGGGGGCTGAAGTTGTTAAGTCTACAGACCAAGAAGACTTCATGGATTGGGTTAAGAGGAAAGCTCGTGCGGACTCTCTTGCTTATGTGGATCAAGCAGAAGCTATTAAGAAGGGTCTTATGAACAGCCCTAAGGGTGAAGGTATGCCCTATAATTATCAGCATGAACGAACCCCTTGGAAGTTCACCATTAAAGATAATGATGGTTTCTCTATTAGCAGACTTCAGACTAACATCGTTGAGACAATGAATGGTTACAACATGAGAATCTCAGGTGACTTTGGACTTAATGATGCTTTTGGTGTTAAGAGCTTTAAAGAGTTTTCTGACAAGATGGATGAGAGCCTTTCTAACTATCTTAAGGAGACCTCTGAGGAAGCAAGAGATGAGCAGGCTCAAGCCTTTAGAGCATACCTTTCGGACTACTATGGTAGATCAGGTATGGATGTTGAAGATTCTTCTTCTTGGGGTAATGCTCTAGCAGATGCCCTTAGAAACTTTACGTTCTTTACTCATAATGCTTTTATGGGTGTTCTGAACCACTTTGAGACTGCTGAAGGTATTAAGGAATTTGGAGCTTCTTTTTTCTTTAAGTCAATTCCCGGTATGCCTGATAAGATCAAGGATTGGTCTAAAGGTGGGATGACTAAAGCTGAAAGAGATGAATTCAGAGATCTTGCCTTTGGTAAAGAAGTAAGAGTAAGAGGTGCTTGGAATGAGATCTATGAGAGAAATCTAGATAAATTCGGAGGTGATCTTTATAAAGCTAGGCTAGTTGCAGGCACTCAGTGGCTAGCTACTAACTCTCCTTTTACTAAGTATCTTCAGAAATCTCAAGACACTATTGTTTCAGTAGCTCAAGACGCTTTCATTGGGCAATTTACTAGGTTTCTTCATAGTCCAAAGGGTAAAAATATTAGTGATGTAGATGTTGCATTCCTAGACACTAAGACTCTAAAAAGACTGAACATTGACTATAAGGATTTTGTTCAGTTTTCAAAAGCACTCCGCACTGCAACTACTGTTGATAAAAATGGTAGAGTCAGAGTAAACCCTGAATTGTTTGACTTGTATGTTGGCAAGGATGTGAAGAACATGACTATCATGCGTAGACTTGGTGATTATGTTGCTTCTGAGGTTATCCAAAGGCAAAGCCTCACTGATGCCTATATGTGGAGAGGTTCTAAGAATTCTCCTGTTCTAGGTCTTCTTACTCAGTTTAAGAGCTTTGCAATCAGGTCTTATAACAAGAGACTTGCTAAGAGTGCCCTTAGGATTGAAGAAGGAGATGCCGCAGGGCAGGCAATGACTTGGCTTATCTCAGGTGCTTTAGGTACCTTGTCTACTCTTGGACAGACCTTTGCTACGGCATCAGGTATGAACGATGAGCAAAGAGAAAAGTATTTTGAGAGAGTCTTTGGCGTTGGTGACCTAAGAGATGCAGATTTTACCACTATCCTGAACGTAGGTATTAATGGTATGAGCAGATCTAGCATCCTAGCCCTGCCTGCAATGATTGCATCCACAGTCGGCTTCAACACTGGAATTAAGTCTACTGCAGATCAGGGATATATCCTTGGTGAAGAGGCAGGGCACTTAGACATCAATAGTGTTCTTGCAAACATTCCTTCGGCTCAGACTATTTTTGGTTTTTATAACCTTCAGGCTGACACTAGAAACCTCTTTAACGCAGGTATTCTCAATGAAGATGACTATGTAGATGGTGACAGAGAAAGATTTGCAAAGTCTTTTGGGAGGAGCCTAAAGGCAGTTACTCCTAATGCACCCTTTATTCAGCAATCTTTGATTAACTATATTACTGATCAAGAAGATAACTAAAACAATGGCTTCTACTATTGCTAACTATCAGGGCAATGGGTCTACTACAGACTTCAGTGTGCCCTTTGATTATCTAGCAAAGAAGTTTGTGAAGGTCATCGTAGACTCCCGAGAGAAACTTGGGGGTGACTACGGTGACACCACTAAAGACTACTTCTTTGTAGATAAGACTACCATTAGATTCAATACAGCTCCCGCTAGCGGTACTGAAATTATTATTCGCAGATATACGTCTGCTACTGACCGTATTGTGTCCTTTAAGGACGCTTCGGTACTCAAGGCTAAAGACCTTGATGTGTCTACCATTCAGACTATTCATATTGCTGAAGAAGGTAGAGACATCATCAATGATGCACTCATTGTAGACAAGGAAGGAAATTGGGATGCTAAGGGTAAGCGTATTGTCAACGTTGGAGACCCCATTGATGACAACGATGCGATCACCCTTAAGTTCTACAAAGATGATGCTAAGGGTGCCTATCAAGCTAAGCTAGATGCTGAGGACGCTAGGGATGCCGCTAAGGTCTCTGAGAAGAACGCCAAGGCTTCTGAAGTTAATGCTAAGGAGTCTGAAGTAAAAGCTAAGGCTTCTGCAGGTACTGCGGTATCTGCGGCTAAGCATGCTGACACCGTAATGGCAGAGAATCAGGCAATCATTGAAGAGGCTCGACAGATTCAAACCAATGTCGAAACCTCTGAGAGGAATGTTTATGAGAATACCGTAATCGCTACTCAAAAGGCTGAGGAAGCTAAGGTCTCTGAGAGGAACGCTAAGGAGTCTGAAGACAATGCTATGGCGTCTGAGGTGAGCGCTTCTGATAGTGCCTCCTTGGCTAAGGATTGGGCTACCAAGACTACTGGTACTGTCGATGGCTCTGAGTATTCTGCAAAGCACTATGCTAATAAGGCTAAGGATAATGCTGACGCAAGTAACGCTACTCTTGCAGAAGTTAAGGCTGAAGGTGCCAAGCAAGTAAAATCAATCACTGATACCGCAACCACTGAAATTAGTAAAATCACTAGTGAAGGGGGAAAGCAGGTTGCTAGAGTTACGACTACAGGTAACCAACAGGTATCTGCAGTTACCACTGAGGGCACTAAACAGGTTAACCTAGCGAAGGCTCAGGTAGCCTTGGCTGTCCAAGAGGTCACTAAGGCTAAGGAGCAGGTTAGTTTTGCTACTCAACAGGCTACGCTAGCTACGACTAAGGCTACTGAGGCTGAGGATAGCGCTACTGGTGCTTCCCAATCTGCTACTGCGGCTAGTGCCAGTGCTAAGAATGCTAGCGCCTCTGCAGGTACTGCTACGACTCAGGCCACTAATGCGAGTAACAGTGCTAAGGCGGCTAAGCTCTCTGCGGATAATGCGGCTCTCTCTAAGACTGCGGCGGGTACCTCTGAGGTTAATGCTAAGGCTTCTGAAGTTGAGGCTAAGAAGCAAGCTGATCTTGCTAAGGGTTATGCTGAAGATTCGGCTTCTGGACAGCTAAATGCTGACTGGGAAGTTACTGATCCTAAGTCTAAGGCATTCATCAAGAATAAGCCTACACTAGGCGCCCTTGCGTCTAAGGACAGCATTGCGTATAGTGAGATCACTGGTACGCCCCCTGAACAAGATCTTAGCGGTCTCGCTACTAAGAACGAGCTTCAGACGGGTCTTGCAGGTAAGGCTAACACTAAGCATACTCATACGACTGCTCAGGTTACTGATCTTGATACTGCGTTGGCAGGTAAGGCTAACACTAAG